CTAGGTATAAATACTACCGATAAATATTTGGACAAAAATTTTTGGCTGGATTCATCAGACCGATTAATGTATGAGGGAAAAGCACCTCAACTTTCTGCCACCAAATCAGCCCGTATGCCAGCCTTTTTTGAACATGCAAACACCAATCTACCCCAATACGCTTAAGGTTTATTCCGAGAAGCTTGATGGATTACTAGCTGACCTTGAGGATAAATTCTCTTGGCAGCCAGTCCATCCTAAAGAAGACCTTTCATCCATCATGTACCGTGCAGGTCAACAAAGTGTGGTACAATATGTTAAACAACAATTAGAAGACGAATAAAATGTGTTTATTTAGACAACCTAAAGCAACACCTATGAGTGTACCTACTAATCCAGTACAACCACGACTCGCTAATGAATCAGCTAGAAAAGGATCAGCATTACCTGAAGAAAAAGATCTTTTAGATGCTGATGAAGTAGCTGATGTTAGTTTCGGTAGTTCTAAAAAGAAAACTGATAATAAAGCTGGAACTAGAACAGGAGCAAATGCATTAGCTATAGGATTGAATCAAAGTGGTAATACAAATTCAGGATACAACGTATGATGAAAGCTAAGGAAAGATACGCTGCTCTATCTACTCAAAGATCACAGTTTTTAGATGTAGCTGTTGAATGTTCTGAGCTTACCCTTCCATACTTAATACAACATGACCTAAGACAAAGAGGTAATACTAAAAGTTTAGTACAGCCTTGGCAGTCAGTAGGAGCCAAAGCGGTAGTTACATTAGCAGCAAAACTAATGTTAGCTATCCTACCTCCACAGACTAGCTTCTTCAAACTACAAGTCAGAGATGATAAGTTAGGAGAAGAGATGGATCCAACTATGAGATCTGAATTAGATCTTTCTTTCTCTAAGATGGAAAGAATGATCATGGATTACATAGCTGCATCTAATGATAGAGTAGTAGTTCATCAAGCATTAAAACATCTGATAGTATCAGGTAATGCTCTTATCTTTATGGGTAAGGATGGATTAAAACACTTCCCATTACAAAGGTACGTTGTTAATAGAGATGGTAATGGTAACATATTAGAAATAGTAACTAAAGAATTAATTAGTAGAAAGGTATTAGGTGTTGAGCTGCCAGTACCAGTCCCTAATTCTCCAGGGAATGATGGACCTCAGTCAGGCTCAGATGATGACGACGTTGAAGTATACACTTGCGTTAAACTAGATGAGAAGAGTGGTCGCTGGGTCTGGTATCAGGAAGTTGAAGGTACAATCCTTCCTAATAGCCGTAGCACAGCACCGAAGTCTGCCTCACCTTGGTTAGTTCTTCGTTTTAATACAGTCGATGGAGAGGACTACGGACGTGGTAGAGTTGAAGAGTTCTTAGGAGACCTACGCTCCCTTGATGGCCTATCACAGGCTCTTGTAGAGGGTGCTAGTGTAGCTTCTAAAGTTATATTCCTTGTGTCTCCTTCAGCTACTACTAAACCACAGACCTTATCTAAGGCTGGTAATGGTGCTATCATTCAAGGTAGACCAGAAGATGTAGGTGTAGTACAGGTAGGTAAAACTGCTGACTTCGCTACAGCTGCACAGTTAGCACAACAAATAGAAAAAAGAATACTAGAAGCATTCCTTGTAATGAATGTTAGAGATGCTGAGAGAGTAACAGCAGAAGAAGTTAGGATGACTCAACTAGAACTTGAACAAAGTTTAGGTGGTCTCTTCTCACTACTTACTGTAGAGTTCCTCATACCATATCTCAATAGAACATTACTTGTATTGCAAAGAAGTAATGAGATACCTAAACTACCTAAAGATCTAGTAAGACCTAAGATAGTAGCAGGTATTAATTCATTAGGTAGAGGACAAGATAGAGAAGCACTAACTCAATTCATTGGTACTATTACTCAGACATTAGGACCAGAAGCACTATTAAAATATATTAATCCTAGTGAAGCTATCAAGAGATTAGCTGCAGCTCAAGGTATTGATGTATTAAATCTTGTTAAGACAAACGAACAGTTAGAGCAAGACATACAGAAACAACAGATGCAATATGCTAATAGGTCTCTAACAGATCAAGCAGGTCAACTAGCATCTACACCACTCATGGATGCATCGAAAGATCCAGAAGCTAAAGATCGTATTGATGCATTAAGTCAAGCAATTCAACCACCACAATAACTATGGCAGAAACATTAACATACGATCCTGGTACTGATGAAGTAACTAACACTGAAAACCTATCTCAAGAGGAGCAAGAATCTCTTAAGGTAGGTGAAGAGTTAGCTGAACAACAAGAGCAGTTATTAGCAGGTAAGTATAAAGACGCAGAAGAATTAGAAAGAGCTTATGTTGAACTTCAAAAAAAGCTTGGAGAAAAAGGTACTGAAGATAGCGAGGAAGCTGGGGACACCGAATCTTCTGACAGAGAAACAGACAATAAAGAAGAGGAAGAAACTGAAGAAGTATCTCCAGCAGTTGAACTGATATCATCAGCTTCAGAAGAGTTTGAAAAAGCAGGGGAGTTAACTCCTGAAACTATGTCTAAGTTCTCAGAGATGAGTAGTAAAGATTTAGTTGAAGCTTACATGGAGATGCAAGGTGATCTAACTCAAACAGATACCGCAGATGTTCCAGACTTAACTGATGCTAATATTAATCAGATAAAAAACTTTGCTGGCGGTGAAGATGCTTATAGTAATATGGTTAATTGGGCTAGTCAAAACTTAGACCAACAATCAGTTGAAGCATTTGATAGTATCATTAATACTGGTAGTGTACAAGCTATACAGTTAGCTGTGTCTGGATTAAAGAGTCAGTATGAAGCAGCTAATGGTTATGAAGGTACTCTATACTCTGGTAAAGCACCAAGAGATGGGGCAGATGTCTTTAGAAGTCAAGCTGAATTAGTACAGGCTATGAATGATCCTAGATATGATAGAGATCCAGCCTATAGACAAGATGTAATTAATAAATTAGATAGATCTGATAACTTACAATTTTAATTATGGCAGGAATGTATTATAACCCCTCAAATAGAGGGGATACTTTCCATGTTGAATACATGGTAAACACTACAGGTGATAGATGGTTTATCCCTGGCGTTAAAGGATCAGGTGTAAGTGACCTGACACAATGTGATAAACTTGTAGGAGATACCGCTGATGGTACACCTGCAGCTAGTGAAACGGTGGCTTAATTATGTCTAGATCACAAAGACCTTTTAAACCTGATGAGCATGAAATCAAAGCTTTAAAAGATCTCTATAAAAAATTAGGTAAACCACTTCCAGATAATTTAAAAGATAAAACTAGTCAAGTTAATAGATCTAAGTTAGCTCGTAATCCTAGCTTTGATATCAATGAGACACCAGCTACTCGTAGAACTAGAAAGATAAGGAAATTACAAGAAGGTGGGGTTGGTGGAGAAGCTGGTAATGCTAGTGATATATTAAAAAAAGGTATACAGTTACCTAATATACAAGCTAAGAATAAAAAGAAAAAGAAAAGAACAACTGGGTATGCATAATGGCAAAGAATAACATTAGAAAAACTGGTGGTCTAAGTGCTGAACCTGATGTATGGCCAACTAGTGGTAACAATATTAGACCTTTTAAAAGAGCTAAGAAAAAGAAAAAAGGTAAAAATAACAAAGAAAATAAAAATAGAATTAAGTTATCAGTAGCACAGCGTGGTACAGGAGAAACAACTATTGGTGATAAATTGTATTGGGATCCAGTACGTCAACGTATGATAAATGCACCAATAGATACTGAATCAGATAAAGATAAGCAAATAAGACATAACAAACGTTATGGTTTTGGTTAACTTAAACGTAGTCAATCACTCACGTATACAGGAAAACGTGGCGACCTGAACTTTCATCCTCGCCGTGGTTAACTAACTCATTATTTTAATGAACGATACAGAAGTAATCGCACTTCAAGCACCTATTGAATACACTATGAACGACAACGCTGAATTACAAAATGGCCGCTGGGCTATGGTTGGCATCATGGCAGCTCTTGGAGCTTACGCCACGACTGGTCAAATCATCCCTGGTATATTTTAAATGAAAAAAATTTCACTCGCTATTGCAGCAACTTTATTCTCATCTCCAGTATTAGCTGGACCTTATGTTAACGTTGAATCAAACGCTAACTACACTGGATCTGATTTCACATCTAGATCAACTGACCTACACGTAGGTTATGAAAACAATCTTAGCAATCTTGCATATTACATCCAAGGCGGTAAAACAATTAATGCTGTTGATGGCGTTGATTCAGAGTCTAATGTCTCTGGTAAGCTTGGTGGTTCTGTCGCTGCTACAGATAAACTTGGCCTCTATGGCGAAGTATCTTTCGCACAAGTGGAAGATGCTGATAACAACTTCGGTACCAAACTAGGTGCTAAATTCTCTTTTTAATTAAATGACTACAGCCACACTAACAAAACCAAATACCAATTGGGAGCGTTTATGTGACTGGGTTACAAGCACTGATAACCGCCTCTACGTGGGGTGGTTTGGTGTGCTTATGATCCCTGCACTCTTAACTGCTACAACAGCTTTTATAGTAGCTTTCATAGCTGCTCCACCTGTTGACATAGATGGTATA